TGACTTAACCTTAAAACAGTGCTATAATATATAGTAAGGAGGAATAAAATGATGACATTTAACGAACTGTACCACATCAATTATGCATGGCAAACCAGAACGCAACTAACCATTATCAACAACACGGCAGAAAAGATGTCAGCAAGTGAAGCGAGAAGGAGGTATGGAGATTACACAGTTGACTACATTAACGGCGACAGAGTTTGTATAAGCAACCCAGAGGAGGACAATTAAAATGGAAGAAAATGAACTGATGAATCAAATGTGGGAAGAATTTGATGAACTAACAGGATGGCGTTACATTGATTTTGAGGCAAACATTATAAAGGAGGAACAACATGACATTCAGTGAGTTGTATTTCACAAACAATGACTGGGAAAAGTCAACAGTATTAAAGATTAATGTAGGCACAGTTAATAAGGACAAAGAACTTAAAGCCTATAAAGTATTAAGTCTGTATGCAGGCTACGAGGTAGTAGGATTTAGTTCAAATTGGGTAACGTTAATAGCGCCCGTTTGTCTCTCACAATGCAAGGGGGTAGAATAATGATATTAATTCAAGCAAGCAAACAGGCAACATATCAAATGGATGAACAACTCATGCTCGTAGTCTTTAAGAAATACTTAAAGGACATCACATTCAACAAATCAGAAACCTACCGAATTGAGGGATGTGAGCGAACATACTCATTTAAAACCGTACTAACAAATTACGGATGGGAACTGACCTACAATATTGACACAAAAGATATTAACAATTGCAACGACTTACAAGTATTAATTACGCTAGCTGAGTGTATAAATAAATTGCAAAAACTTAACGTTATGGAGATTATAATGTTTCACTATTTGATGAAAATCGTGTGATTTTTACTAGAAAAGGAGGTAGAATCATTGGGAACAATAAAATCAATTGGAAAGGCATATTTAAAATCAAAACTATACGATGAAATTCAAGACTATTATATGCCTTGTCTCATATGCGGAAATAATAACAGAATTCATAAGGTATGTAAATTGACAGATTTTAATAAGACTGAATATGTATTCACTGCTAAGTGTGAAGATTGTAAGGTGACGTATGAATCACCTTGTATAGGGGCACTAACAAGAGGCAATACAATCCATAAATAGGAGGCAGAATCATGATATTATATCCATACGGCAACAAAAACCCACACTATCTAAGCAACGATTTAATGGTACTCATCTTTCAGCAATTTTTATTAGACGTGCGTTTCGATTCACACAGAATTTTTACCTGTAGCGGAAAAAACTATTTTTATTTATTCAGTACAGAAGTCCACAGAGAGCACGACACCATGTATTACACCCTAGAACACAAGATGGTGCGAAGGTGTGAGGATTTAGACGTTTTAATATCTCTCACAGACCAAATAAATAACGAGAACGAATATTAAGAATTTGTTCATACTTTGTTCATATTTACATGTTATGATATTAATAGATGGAAAGATAACGCCATCAAGATAGGAGGTGAATCAATGTTAAAAGACATATGCGAGCAATACATGTTTAGCAGAACTAGTTGCATTAAAAAGTTACCAAGGCTAGACAGTCCATATTTAAAATGCCAGATAATGACTCAGGATACACAAATGGTTGTAGAGTTTTCAACCACGCTAGATATCCCAGTAGATGAAATAGCTTACAAGCTACATTATGGAGACATTGATATACTTTCTATAAGATTATATCCACTATATGATGTCAACCGGAACTAACTAATAATTCAAAGTAGCCCTCACTACGCTGAAAATTACAACATCCGGTTAACATACAGTAACTATCAACCCAATCATGAATAAAATGTCAAATCAAAAATCGAAAAGGAGAACAAAACATGAAAGAGAAGTTAATCACGAGAACCATCAATTCCACAAAGGTAACCACACTGGGCGTTAATGAAATCACCGGTGAAGCAGAGAACAGAACCTATGTAATTCCAGGAGCAATTTTAGCACCAGACAAGGCCTTAAGAATGGCCACCAAGCGCAACGAAGACCCTGAGTATCACCCAACAGTGGTTGTAGACACCGTGCTGGAAGAGAAAGTATACGGCCTTGAGCTTACCAAATTTATGGAACTCGCTCAAGAAGTAGAACGCCCCGTATCCCAGCAGAAGAAAGCAAACTAACCAACACCAACAACCCAACCAAGAAAAGGAGATTAAATCATGACAATCATTAAAGCAAGCAGAGAGTTTAACAAGGTAGAAGTATACAAGATGACACAGGACCAGGGGACAGTAAGTGTAAAGGACGTTCCAGATGGAACAATCCTTCCCGTAAGCGGATATCTGCTCTACGAAGATGTCGACTACAAGGGCGAGAACCACGAACTGCTTTCAGTCTTAGGAGAAGACGGCGAAGTATGGACGTGTCAGTCAGCGACATTCAAGCGAAGCTTTACGCAGATGGCAGACCTCTTTGAGGATGAACCATTCTCCATCAAGAAGATGTCAGGTGTGACTAAAGCAAATAAGGATTATGTAGATTGCTGTCTTGCAATGTAGCACACGTATAAAAGATTGGGGCATATGCCCCTTTCTTTTTACAGAAAGGAGCGGTTATGGTTAAGAGAAAATCTAAGTTAACAGAGGCACAGAACAAGCAACCAGATGGCGTAATACAGGCATACCGTAGAGAAAGACAAAGAATACAACGTCAGATTAACCGAATGGCTAAACGAGGATATGACGTTCCACAATTACTTCCAAAAATTCCAAAACTCATAACCCAAGCAAGCGTAAGAAGACTTAAGAAGATAACCACTGAAAAGCTCTACAAAGAATCCAGATTCGTTGATATTGAAACAGGTGAAATTTTAACATCAAAGGAAGGGCAAGCACTAGAGCGTTCCAGAAGGAAAAAGCCAAAGCAGAAAGTTCAAGCACCGCCACCAACCCCAGTATCTCCACCAGAACCAGATTATGTAATGTTTGACAATCAAATACTTACAGTATTTACTATGGAGATGACCGAAATATTTGGGCGTAACGAGAAGCTATTTAATTACATAACCAGATGGTATAACACAGCTCTAGCAAAATACGGAGCTGAGGAAATGGCTGAGGCGTTAGAGAAAGCGAAGTCGGAAGGAATGTTCCCCGGCTGGGAGGCCGTATCAGATAGTGAGATATTAGTAGGGAAGTTAGAGGCAATTACCAATCTTATGGCCATAAATTCAGAATCACGTGAGGAACTGTTTGAGGAATTAGAGCAATTAGAGGATTGGACGGAAGGGGAATAACAGGATGTGCGGACGAGAAACTATGAGTATTACGTGGCTGATTTTGAAACAACCGTATATAAAGGACAGCAATTTACAGAAGTATGGGCCGCAGCAGTTGTAAAATTAGGAACAGAAGACGTTGAGGTTCTTCATTCTTTACCAGATTTCTTATCTTACATTTTTGCTCAAAAAACAAATATCGTTTGCTATTTTCATAACCTAAAGTTTGATGGTAACTTTATCTTAGATTACATACTTAGAAACGGTTATACCTGGAATAGAGAAGCTGAAGGTAAAATGCTAAACAAGCAGTTTAAGTGTGCAATCAGTGACCGTGGAGCATGGTATTCTATTACAATAAAAATGCATAATATGATAATAGAATTTAGGGATTCGTTAAAGTTATTACCATTCTCAGTAAAACGAATTGGAAAAGGATTTCAGACGAAGCACAAGAAACTGGATATGGAATATGAAGGTTTTCGATACGCGGGTTGTGTTATAACAGATGAAGAAAAAGAATACATACGCAATGATGTATTAGTAGTCAAGGAAGCCCTTGAGATAATGTTCGAGAGGGGACATCAAAAGCTTACGATTGGTTCCTGCTGTTTAGAAGAATTTAAAACGACATATGATAAGATAGATTACAATAATTTCTTTCCTGATTTAACGAATATAGCCATTGATGATACATTATATGGGGAATTTAATGCTGATGCTTATATACGACATAGTTATCGTGGCGGGTATTGTTATTTAGTAAAAGGTAAAGAGAACAAACAATATGACCATGGCTGGACTGCAGATATAAACAGTTCTTATCCGTCAAACATGTCATCAGAATCTGGTAATAGATACCCAGTAGGAAAACCCCAGTTTTGGAAAGGTAATATTCCAACACTTCCACCTGAAAGTTATTACTTTGTAAGGATTAAATGTAGATTTAAGATAAAGGAAGGGATGCTTCCTACAGTTCAGATAAAAGGAAGTTTTCTGTATTGCGGAACTGACTATCTAACCACTTCTGATATTTATGATTACGAAACTGGAACATACAAACGTTATTATATGCGTCAAGGAAAAATACACGACACACAAATAACAATGACAATGACTTGTGTAGATTATGAGTTATTTCTAAAGCATTATGATGTATATGATTTAGAAATATTAGACGGTTGTTGGTTTAGAACAGAGATAGGTCTATTTGATGAATACATGTATAAATACAAAGCAATCAAGGAATCATCAAAAGGCGCAGAAAGAGAGTTAGCAAAGCTATACTTAAATAATTTATATGGAAAGTTTTCAGCAAATGATTCTTCGAGTTATAAAAGACCATTTATAAACAACAAAAACGTGTTAGGTTTTGAGATTATAGAGGAACACGAAAAGAAACCAGGATATATAGCGATAGGTTCAGCTATCACATCATACGCAAGGAGGTTTGTAATCAATGCAGCACAGGCTAATTATCAAGGACCAGATAGGGACGGTTTCATTTATTGCGATACGGATTCCATTCATTGTAGCGGGGATCCTAAGGACGCCAAGGGAATTAAGATTCATCCTACAAATTTCTGTGCGTGGAAACTCGAAAGTTATTGGGACGAAGCAATTTTTGTTAGGCAAAAGACATATATTGAGCATGTCACTCATAATGACGGCGAACCAGTAGAACCTTATTATCAAATTAGGTGTGCGGGAATGTCGGAGGACGCGAAACAAGAATTTATCAAAGAACACACAGTTGAAGAGTTTAGAGAAGGATTGAAACTAAAGGAGGGATTGAAGCCAATTAGAATGCCCGGAGGGGTGTTACTTGTAAAGAAAGGATATGACATGCGGCCCAAAGCCCACAAGAAGATTAAGGAGGATTAAAGATGCCACTTTGGTTAGTACTTGTACTAGTTGCACTTGCTATAAAATATGACGATTTGTTTTAATATTTGATTATTTGCGCGAATAATTAAGTAATAAAAGAGAGGATATAATATCCTCTCTTTTTATATCATTACGTGAGGTGTAACAAGGGGCATTCCAATTACCGTTTAACCCAGCGGCACCTTTTACAGTGTGGATTCCACCAGCGTTCAATGCTACATAACTCACGGTGATACCGTTTGTCTAGCGCAAAGCGCGTATTGCCCGAAGGGCATTGACCCTATAAAATTTTAATTCTCGTGCTTTATAATTAGCTGTTCACATTCCTCCGCTGTTAATTTACACTGGCAACATTGGCAATATTTTCCCGTTGCAGCACATACATAATCCTCAGCATACTCATTCCTATTGCGAAATGGGATAACTATGACATAAGGGCAATTATAAAAATCCATATACTATTCCTCTCTCCAGAACTCACGGAAATATTAATATGATAGCATCTGTATAACCATTTGTTTACTTTCCAAATTCTTGAATCTGAAACAACCCTTATTAAACAACATTCTAAAATTATTAATGATTAAAGCGTTTTTAGCCAACATGACGTAGTTAATATTATGGTCATCAGTAGTGAGCGACAGTTTAGTTGGAAATGAAGCGTCATATTTATCAGTAACGTATATAATTCCTAAAGTCTCATAGTCATAAATCGCATAGTGTTTGTTAAGATATTTGATTGTGTACAGGTATCTGCCTCGTCCCTCCGGTTGCTCAATGAAGGAATAATTATCGTTAAGATAAACATTTTGAGAAGCGTAAGCCACATAGTCGCTTGACGCGAAAGCTCTGTTAAAACCTGATTCTAACTGTGCATCAGAAGCAGACTGTATAAAACCCTGTTCCAGTACATAGCCGTCCCCCTTAAGGAAATTCGTATCTCGTTTCAGTCTGGTAGAAATTCCCAATGCTGAGTAATACGGGTTAAGCAAACTAACCGTATTGCCGCACATGTAGACTGGCACATAACGAATCTGTTTACCGTTACCTCGTGCAATACTGGTATGTACAGACAGCAGTTTCCTAATTTCATCTGAGCAATACTTACCCGTCTCGCTCTGAAACTCGTCCATCAGCATTCGTTCTACGTCATTAAACAGGTGACTATATTTCTTTATAGCGTCAGCGTTGTTAAGCGCAATAGCATATCCACACGGCTCATCATTCAGAAATAATTCGTGGAATATTCCCTTAGCCATAGGTTTACTGGTCATAGTATCATCTGGATAAAACAGACCATGAATGTCCTTGAAAAACTTTTCAGCCACGTCAGACAATTCATAATTGAATCTATAAATCAAACAAAATTTTCCTTGACCAGCTTTAAATTTTTTAACGAAGTAACGGTTAAACCAGGTTGTCTTACCTCCCGTACGGTTAGTGGTTACTAAAAACAATTCCGGGTTTTTACCGTTAATATCTTTGAGGGACAAAAGTTTTGTGCCGTCATAGTAAGCCACGACTAACCTCCTTTATTTGGAAATGTTGCAAAAGTCACACTTTTGGAATATCTTCATTTACATTTATATTATACCATAAATATGTTGCAATTGCAACAGTTTTGTGATATAATAAAAGATAGAAAGGGGGTATAGTGTGAAATTACAATATGTATTAAATGTTCCAGCTAAAGGCAATGCTACGCTTACTATTCCATTTGGAATAGCGCAGATTAAACTGCGTGGAAGTGTTAATATGACAGTTAGTGGAATAGGGCAGATATCAGATGCCGCAATTAATCAATGTGTATCGTTATCATTCCCTATTGTAAACGGAAAAAGCCCTAATACTTTCACCGTTTTTAACAGCGAAGCAAGTGCCGTAAATTTTTACCTTTTTGTTGAAAAAATAGGTGGAGTAGCAGACCCGAATTACTTTACAACGGAGGTGCCTCTTAATGGGTGATATCGTAAGTGTCATTAGTTCAGTGGGATTCCCAATTACCATGGCTTTAATACTGCTATGGTACATCTACGACAGCAACAACAAGCACAAGGAAGAAATTGATAAAATGTCAGCAGCTTTGAACAACAACACCATAGCAATAACAAAGCTGTTAGACAAGTTAGGAGGAGATAAAAATGTTTAATGGTATTGATGTTTCGCGACACCAAGGGACCATAGACTGGAACAGTGTAAAACCGAACATTGATTTTGCAATCATCCGGGCTGGTTTTGGAAAGAACAACATTGACGCTAAAGCTAGAAGAAATGTGTCCGAGTGTGAGAGATTAGGAATCCCGTACGGTCTTTATTGGTTCAGTTATGCGCTACATCCAGAAATGGCCAAAAAAGAAGCCGAATACATGATTGATTTTATCGGGGAACACAAGCCCGAATACCCAATCGTTTACGACTTTGAGTATGACACGGTAGCACACGCTAACAGAAACGAAGCACGCGTTGACCGGCAGTTTGTGCTTAACTGTACCGAGGAATTTTGCCGAACACTGGAAGAACATGATTTTTATGCAATGTTTTATACCAACAACGAATATTATCGGCTGTACTATCAGGCAAGCAAGGTTGCTGAAAAGTATGATATGTGGTACGCGAGATATGCAGATTCACCAGGACGACCTGTAACATTGTGGCAGAAATCTGATTCAGGAAAGATACCAGGAATCAATGGAAAGGTTGACCTTGATCAAACTGAAAGGGATTATCCGTTTATTATTAAACGTGCTATGCTTAACAATTGGAGGTAATTACATGCCAGCTATACAAACTGCTTATAATTGGGCAATTGAAACCTGCGCTAAGGAAAACGTAGGATACTCTCAAACATACCGTAACCAGCAAACCGTAAATGGTATTACATACTATGACTGCTCGTCTTTTATATGGTACGCGTTAATTGCTGGAGGCTGGGACTTAGTATCCGTATGGGGCACATGGCCTTTTACAACAAGCAGTATGGCTGGCGTGTTAAAACAAGTAGGATTCACAAAGCATGCACCGGACATTACATGGTTGCCAGGCGACATTGTCATTAGAACAAGTCACACTGAAATGGTATTTGATACCACACGAACCATGGGTGCGCACTCGGCAAACGTACCGTTGGAACAACAGGTGTCTATCAACGCTAACGATTCACGTGGCAACTGGTTGGAATTGTGGCGGTGGGAAACCAGTGCCGTGAACGAATGGATTAAGGGAAATTATTATTTGTCGATTGGAGAAATGCAGAACAACGCTACTATCCAATTTGCGTATTTTATGTCTAAGGGCTGGACAGCCGAAGCCGTGGCGGGTCTACTAGGAAATGAACAAGTAGAATCTACGCTGAACCCAGGAATATGGCAAGATTTAACCCCTGGGGGTGGCTGGGGACTAGTCCAGTGGACACCATCAACAAACTATACCGACTGGGCAGACGCTAACGGCTATGCTCATGACAGCGGAGAAGGGCAGATGGAATGGATTGACACACAGTCAGTCCCGTCTGGACAATGGATACCGACAACACAATACCCAGAATCGTTCGGTGAATTCAAAGTTAGTACCATGACACCAGAGTACTTAGCAGATTGCTTCCTTAAGAACTTTGAGCGGCCCGGCACGATTGACCAACCAAAAAGACAAGAGTATGCAAGGTATTGGTATGACTGGTTTAAAAATGAATATGTTCCACCGCCCAATCCACCAGATGGTGGTGAGTGGTCATACAAAATGCCGTTTATATATTATAACAAAATATTTTAGGAGGGAGAAACATGGCAATGCTTGACAGAGAAAAGTTCTTTGAGCGCATCAAGGAACGCCTGGGAGAAGATGATTCGGATGAAGCATTATCTTTTCTAGAAGATGTAACCGACACATATGACGACCTTGAGAGAAGGGCCGCTGGTGACGGTGAAGATTGGAAGGGCAAGTATGAAGCCCTGGACGGCGAATGGAGAAAGCGATATAGAGAGCGGTTCTTTGGTAGTCGTGAGGAAGTAAAAGAGGAACAAGAGGAAGATGTGAAAGATGATGGTAAGACAAGGTCATTTGAAACATTATTTGAAGAAAGAGAGGGTGAATAATTATGCCTATTAAACCAGAAAAAATTACACTTAAAGATGTGCAGACGAACGCCGCCGCCGCTTATAGCGCGGAAAACCCTGACGTGTCCGCTACTAACATGCAGAAGGCTGCCGCTCAGATTTTAAACACAATCCGTGATAACGCGTCCGCTAACTATCAGAACTATGTGCCAGAACTGACAGCAGGTGACGATACATCATTGCGTCAGATTGGTGCAGTCATCATGGATTTGCAGCCGCTTAGAAACGAGTTCTTAACCGCCCTCATGAATAGAATTGGGCGTGTTCTGATTACCTCCAAAATGTTCTACAACCCCTGGGCAGGAATGAAAAAGGGATTGCTGGAATTTGGTGAGACAGTAGAGGAAATCTTTGTAAACATTGCAAAGCCTTATCAGTTTGACCCAGCCGTAGCTGAATCTGAAGTGTTTAAACGTGAAATCCCGGACGTTCGGGCCGCATTCCATATCATGAACTATCAGAAGTTTTACAAGCAGACTATCAGCAATGACCAGCTTAGACAGGCATTTTTGTCATGGCAGGGAATCACGGACCTGATTGCAAAAATCGTAGATGCAATGTATACCGGATCAAACTATGATGAGTTTCTCACAATGAAGTACCTTATCGCAAGAAACGTGCTTGATGGAAGGATGCACGTAACTGAAATTGCACCAGTATCCGCAGAAAATGCAAAAACAATTGTTTCCACCATTAAGGGCGTTTCAGGCGTGTGGCAGTTCCCCAGTACACAGTACAATCTTACAGGCGTAACTACCTTTACGGATGCTCGTGACCAGATGCTCATTATGAACGCCAAATTCAACGCTGTGATTGATGTTGAGGTTTTAGCTTCGGCGTTCAATATGGATAAGGCTGAATTCATGGGCAACCGTATCCTGGTTGATACGTTTAGCTTTAGCGCAAGCGACAACAACCGACTTACAGAGCTGTTTGCTAACGATCCAAACTTCGTGCCGTTAACGGAAGCTGAAAGAACAGCCCTTGACGCAATCCCAGCTGTCATGGTGGACCGCGACTGGTTCATGGTGTTTGACAACTTCTACAACTTCACCGAAAATTACAACGGCCAGGGGCTTTACTGGAATTATTTCTATCACACCTGGAAAACATTCAGTGTTTCACCGTTTGTCAATAACACTGTATATGTTGGTGGTGCACCCACAGTTAAAAGCGTAACAGTTAGCCCTAAAACAGCCACTGTTAACAAGGGTCAGTTGGTTAAAATGTCTGCTACGGTTGTTACCACAAACTTCGCGCCTAAGTCTGTTACATGGACTGTTACAGGAGGAACTGATTCCACGATTGATATCTACGGCAACCTGGTTGTGGGAGAAAATGAAACTGGCGCGGCACTTACAGTTACAGCAACTTCCACCTTTGACGGCACTAAAACTGATACAGCAACCATTACTGTATCCGCATAATATAGAGGGGGTTTATCCCCCTCTTAAGTTAAAGGGAGGACAATATGTACGTAAATCCAAATACTAATATTCATATTCTTAAAAACGTCCCACTGGATAACACCTACAGGAACACTATTTACTTTAGTACAGCCGCACAGCAAACAAGCTATTTTGCTAGCATGTCAAAGTTTTCCTTAACCGAATATACCTACCAGCGAATTGATAAAACAATTAACGTTGGTATAAACGCTGAATCGTTGTATGACTGTAACTATATCATGTTCCAAAACACCTCGTTTGGAAATAAATGGTTCTATGCTTTCATTACGGGTGTGGAATACAAAGGAAATAATTGCTCAACCATCAGCTATGAAATGGATGTAATGCAGACTTGGTTCTTTGACTACACCGTTAAACCATGTTTTGTCGAACGCGAGCACATTCTTGTTGACGAAATCGGTGCCAATCTGGTGGAGGAAAACCTAGAACTCGGGGAGTATATCTATGACACAGCATTTAGAACCGAACACATGGACGATTACGTAGTGGTTGTTGCCGCAACGGTAGACGCGGACGGCAACGTTACCACCAGCACGGGCGGTTATGGTGGAATTTATTCTGGATGTTGGTTACACGTCTTTGAAAATTTTCCAGCTGTGGCTGTCTTCATCAATAACCTTATCACAAATAACAAAGCGGATGCTATCGTATCAGTATTCATGATGCCTGCAGATTTTACGACAGCTGTGGGTGCTCCTGCACGAAACTACGTAATAGAACAAGACAAACAACGTGGCACCATAGATGGGTATGTGCCAATGAATAACAAACTTTTTACCTATCCATATTGCTTTTTATACGTCACTAACTTAATGGGAAATTCGGCTGTCTATAAATACGAATACTTTCAAACCGCTAAGTGCACCTTTAACTTGGGAATGGATATGTCCCCAAACCCGTTAGGAATGCTTACCCCGCTAGGTTACAAAAACGTGGGAGCAAACTACAACGAGGCCATTACAATTGGTGGGTTTCCTCAATGTTCTTTTACAATAGACACGTATAAAGCGTGGCTTGCACAAAATGGTTCTACAATGGCGGTTGATATGTTAGGTTCTGCTATGGGGGCGGTGGCTGGTGTAGCAACTGGAAATCCAATTGGTTTAGTCGCAGGCGTTGCAGGTGTTACAAACGTAGCAAGAACTCTTACACAATTACACGCAATTCAAACACAGCCGCCACAAAGTCATGGTTCCCAATCTAACAGTGCGCAGGTAGCCTTCAGCATTAAAGACTTCTACTTTTTAAATTACCATGTTCGAGCAGAGTTTGCTAAAATAATTGACCAATACTTTAATGTCTATGGCTACGCTACGCATCAAGTTAAAGTTCCCAACCGTTCACAACGCCCACACTGGAACTATGTTAAAACAATTAACTCAAACCTTACAGGGAGTGTTCCGGCAGATGACATGGCTAGATTACGCGGGATATACGACAACGGGGTTACATTTTGGAAGAATGGTTCAGAAGTTGGCAACTATGGCTTAGATAACAGAGCGGGAGGAGGTGGTAACTAATGAGCAAAAAAGGAGGCATGGTTCCGGGTAACACACATGAGTTCTGGAACGCAAAGAAATGCAATGACTGGACGTTTATTCAATATTACAACCGTTTGGTCGACTTAGCTATCAGCCAGTTTGAATGGGTAAATCTACCGCCAACCTGTGATAGACGTTTCCTGGAATTGGCACTATTCGCAGATGGAATGGCGGTATTCTTTCAGGACGAGGTGATGGGATACTTAACCTTACAGTGCATGATTTCTGGCCCGTTAGATGTTTACAGAATCCCAGTATACAGGCGTGCGTATGCGAGTAACGGATACCAAATGGAATTGAGCAAGGAGAACAGCGTGCTTATATTTAATAACTCTTTGCACATTAATTCACAATTAGATATAGAAATGTATGCGTGGAGACTGTACGAAATACAAAGAGCAATTGACACGAACGTTAAATTACAGAAAAATCCAAAAATTATTACCTGCTCCGAATCACAAAGACTTACCATCATTAATCTATTTAAACAGTATGACGGAAACTACCCCTTTATATTTGCAGATAAACAAATGGACCTGAGCGGGTTAAACGCAATTGACATATCGGCACCATACGTTGCAGATAAATTGCAGGTATTAAAGGGGCTTGTTTGGAATGAGGCTATGACTTATCTGGGGATAGGAAACACCAATGATGAAAAGCGTGAGCGACTTAATACTCTGGAAGTTAAAAGCGGCATGGGAGACGTGGAAGCGCAACGATATACAAAGTTGATGGAACGTGAAATAGCGTGTGAAAGAATAAACGCAATGTTTCCGGGTCTTAATTTGGAGGTAAGATACAAACAGATAATCGCCACGGAAACTCAGGTGAACGAAGAATTAGAAACAGAGGAGGTGGTAGAAGAATGAGTGCTGTTACTATGACGTTGGGTTATGTTTGTGAAGGGCTGGTAGGGAGAGCTGAGCCAGCAGGGTACACAGATATTGTAAACACAGTTATTCCAGGTGCCATTCCACTTTTGTTTGATTTTAATTTTCCTATCTTTGATGAACAATATCGAAACGTGTTACTAACCAAAATCATTAAGCATTATTATACACGTGAAATTGGCGAAGAAACGCTCGGATTATTCAAACTTAGAATGGATACAAGGCTTAATGAAATCATGCCGTACTACAACAAAATGTATGAGACTGAAACCTACAAGTTTAATCCAATTTATGACGTTGATTTAAGCAGACAACACCAAGCGAACAAAACCGGCACACAAAAACTGGACGGAAAAGTGCTGACAAAAGAGGACGGCCAGACCATAACAGCTGTGGATAACACCACAAAAGCAGACGGAAATGTGAATCAGACTGTTGCCCGCGCCGGAACTGATAAATATTCTGAAACTCCCCAGGGCGGTCTAGTTGGTCTTGCAAATGATGAATATTTAAGTAATGCCCGAATGACTAATGATAATGACACAACTACGGCAACAACTGGCGACACTACAACGATTAACGGAAACACAGACACAACAACAGATAATACAACAAACGTTACTACAAATAATAACACAACAATTAACAATGTCGAGGATTATATCGAGACGGTGAAAGGCAAACAAGGAACACAAAGTTATGCATCTATGATAATGGAATACCGTGAAAGCCTTATTAACATTGACATGATGATTATCAACGACTTATCAGATTTATTCTTGGGAATATGGGAGGTAGGATATCAATGGTAAATAATGATACAAATTTTAAATCAATCGAGCTGTTAAGGTGTTGGTGCATGAAGTCCCTGCCTACAGTGTTTAGTGACGCGTTAAGTTATAATCAGCAGGTATGCCTACTGACCAAGGCCATTAACGATATGGCAAATACAATTAATGGTTTGCCGGACTATATTATTGAGTTAGTAAAAGAGTTGCTTGACCAGTTGGGCTTGGAAGAAATTGTTAAGGAAGTTCTTGCAGATCTTTACTTCTTGAACGTAAAGAATCCCCCAAATAACATGACTGCTGCTGTGGGTGATGGAGTTACGGATGATACGGCGGCTATTCAGGCTATGATTAGTTATCTGGGCGGTAAAAGAGCGTATTTGTTCTTCCCTGCTGGCATTTATTCGGTTACTGGGCTTAATGTAACTACTAACATAAGTTTGGTGGGGCTTGATAGATACCAGACTACATTACAGTTGAGGGCTGGTAGCAATAAAGACCTGCTCACTGGGGGTTTAGGCGCTTGCACAATTAATGACATTACACTTGATGCTAATATGCCGGGTCAGACACAAAATTGTAGTGTGTTTGATGGCAATGTTGGTAATATGCTAGTTAGCAATGTTATCTTTAAAAATGGATACGATGTTTTGGGTATTGATATTGACGGCTTAGTTCAGATGGATAACATCGTGTTTGACGGTGTTCAAGGTAAGGGCTTGAGTGTTGGGGGCGACAGGGTTGTTATTAATGATATTCAATTTGTCAATAACTCCACACTTAATGCTGGAACTTTGATTGCTGTATCTGGAAATAACAGTATGATTACTGGGATGTTGAATACTGGCGGATGTGAAACTGGATTAAACGTGACGGGTAACAATAATGTTATCATTGGAGTTATTAGAGGTGCTACTACTCCTATTGTTAACGCGGGCACTGATAATTATATTGATATTATCGGAAGTGTTCACACTGTAATTGATGGTGCTTATACTCATACCATGTCGGGTGATTTTACCTCTAATATGGACTCAAAACACGAGACTGTACGCGGGGATAAAACGGAGATTGTAAATGGCAATAAACTTGAAACTATAAGCGGAACTAATACTATTTCATCAGGTAATAAAGCTGAAACAATCACAGGAAATTCAACTGAAACAGTTAGCGGAAATAAAAGCATATCTTCAGAACAAGAAATCAATTTAACTGCTCATGATATTATGATATCACCTGAAACTAATCTTAAGTATCCAAAAGATGAAACAGTAGTATCCAGATATTTTAAAGGGCTTCCTATAAATGATAATCAGGGAGATAATTATTTACTATTACCAGGAAATGGCAATATAGAAAATGACATTTCTGCGGTTAAAGAAGCCCCGTACTTTACTTACTTCTTTACTCCTTATTGTCAGACGGTTGAATATTATCCTCAGGGGTGTTGCCTAATTGATGATAATACTCTGGTGTGTGCTTATACAGACCCAACAGGGGACACAAACACGGCTACATTACAAAAAATAGATTTAACCACTGGTACAATACTGGCAAGCAACACTGTCACTAACGCGTATCATTGTAACTCACTAAGCTACATCCCTGAAACAGATGAAATTTATTCAGTGCGGTATAATGAAAATGGCACAACAGGTGAATCTAACCAGATTATTGTATTTAATCCTGATACATTAACGATAAGCCGAACCATAACAGTAAGCGGTGTTGATTCAATAGCTTGTGCTAGTTATCAAAATGGAAAATTATATATTTCCAACCATGCCGCATACGCTTCCATGTATAGCTGCAACCTTGATGGCACCAATGTTCAAAAATTGTTTACTACTCAGTTTAATACAATGTGGCTTTCATATGTAGACAAAAACTTACAGGTATGGATGACAAATGGTTTTAATGGGTTGGTGTGTTATGATTTACAAGGAAATCTAATTGGAACCTATAGACTTGATTTATTTTCGTCTGACATGGCTAGTTGCCTAATTGAAATAGAAGCGTTTATGGAAAAAAGTGACGGCACGTTGCTCTTTGCTGATGTAGGATATGTCAGGAGAGAAGCCGGATACTTTAGACGACATGTGCTTAACAGTTTCAACAAATCAATCGCTAAAAACATTCCGTTAAATTGGTTGTGGAAAAACGTATCAACAGACACAAATCTTACTTGTAGTGACAGCTATCATGTATATCAGTGCGGTAATGGAACGGCATGGGCTTATGACAGCATTGATTATGCTATAAGAATGGCACAGCAACTAGATGGAGCTTTGGTGAGTATTAATGGTCTAGGAGAGGTATTTGACCAGTGGGTCGTGGTGCGTAGTAAGAATCTTATATATTTTAACAACATGACTATAAAAGGAATGGTTGTTGACTATTCAAAAGCATCAACGGCTCAAGGTCTTACTATAACATCTGATTGTGCTACACAGGTAGCCGCTTATTGCGGTATTAGTAGACCAACGTGTTTAGCTTTATGGAGATTCAGTGAATTTATAGCAGATACCGGTACAATTGATGGTAAAAATGTGGATGGAGTAAATGGTGTTTACCAGGGCTATTTATCTAATGCAAAACTTACGAGTGGTAGAATTGTAAATTGCTCTAATAACGTGTGGGGTCAGTGGTCTACTGCAAGTTGGTTTGGCGCCAATACTGTAGATTTTACAGCTGATACTACTAGTCCTAGTATTAGAACACAGCAGTATGGTGCTAATATTAAGGAGCGGTTTGGCAATATGTATGGCTTTTTACAGCTTACCTTAAGCGGCACGACTTTTGCAAACTTTACTACCCAGACGTTTAATGCTAAATCATTTAAAGGTAATATGCTTAGTATGACAATCAATAATGAGACCTTTGTTTATGACTTGTACTCTAGTAAAACATGCTCGGCTACGCTGGCCGTTGGTGGTAGTATTGTAAATGTTAAATTCGTGGTTTCTATTACTGATGATAGCGAGGGAGCTAAGTTTAATATTAGTGGTGTTGTTGCTACGCCTAGTAGTGTGGCGTTGAGTAGTATTAATATTAATAAAATATTGCTGTGGTAAAGAGGATGTGCGTAAATGGAAGATAATTATAGATTGGTTGAAGTTGCTGGCTTGAATTAGAATCATTCTTTTAACCTCCATTCTGAGAAAAGCCCCGGCGGGCTTGTGCCTGTCGGGGCTGGCTCTTTAATCAATACTGTTTACTTCTCCTGTTTTCGTCATGGTTAAAATACCGTTTAACTCATTTTGTAAATACCGTAAAGCGATTTTTGCCATGCTGTCAAGTGCTGATTTAGTATGATTCTTGTAATTGTATGCCGCTTTGAAATAGTCTTGTGCTGTATAGTTCCATTCATAATCAAAGAGTAAACATCCGGTCAAATTATAACATTTTTCTGTTGTCTCTTTAATTTGGCTTGCAATACTGAAATGTTCGGCTTTTCTTTTACAATCAATGTTTAAAGTTTTTACCAGTTCGCAAGCCTGATAAACTTTACTATAA